TCTCTATAACAATCAACACCCCATTGACCGCCATCTCTGTAATATTTATATTTTCCACCATCGTAGATTAAACGTAACGCACAATTACCATCAACAGTTACAAACTGTGGGTATAAGGGTGTTAATTTTGCCATTTTATATTTTATTTTAAAGGTTAAACTCTAACCCGTTATGGGTTAGAGCATTTTGTATAATAATTTGTCATCGTAGTTTACAATGAAGTCTTCTACGGAACCAACTTTACCATCAACCAATCCGAAATACAATCCAGTGAATTGTTTTAAGTCGTGTTTACCACAAACTTCAAATACAGCCGCAGCGTATCTTTTCTTTTCTTCTTTGGTTATGTTTTTTGGTTTACGAGCACTTAACTCAACCCAAACATCATTTAACTTGTCAGTTAATTTATCGTAGTTATCTTTAAGTCTAAGCAATTCATCTTTTCTTTCTGGGAAAGTTGAAGCGAATTCTTCAATCTCGTTAGATTTAACGATAGTTATGATGTTATGTTCAGCTGTTTTACCTTTCAAGTGGTGAACCGCAACGTAAGCTGGGTTTTTTATCTTGATACGGTTAAAATTAGCGTCTACAACAACGTAACCTTCTTCTGACCATGGCATACCTTCAAATGTACGTAACAAAGTACCCACATCTTTAGCATTCAAGTCAAATCTTTTAACCAATGGTACTCTTAACGATTCTGCAATCATAGTTAAGTTTTTCCAAGAAACCTCTTGTAATGTAACACGGTTTCTAACAGTCAACAAAGTTGCTGATGATTCTCCGTGTGGTTTTACAACAATATTATATGGAGTTGTTAACTCAAACACATATACATGGTTTTTGTCGAACATACATGTATTCAACGCATATTGTTTTGTTACAGTGTCCCAAAACAATGAGTTAAAAGTAGTTCCCATTTTGTTGTTAACTTCACCCTCACCCTCAGCTGTACCAGTAGTACCAGCATACCATTCTTCGTTTACCCAGTCCCAATACACTTGTATAAGAGTACCGTCAAGTTTCTCTAAAACGTGAGCTGTGTTCCAATCTATTTTAGCAGCGTTTCCTTCTTCAGCATTGAAGAATTTTGTGAAAGCCAACGACATAACATCCCATGTACCTTTTTCAAGGATAAGACCTCTACATTCTTGAACTTCTATGTTCGACATAATAGTTGGTGACACTAATTGGTCATATTTTAACAAAATTTTTGACGGGTAATCTTTAAATTTAAGTTTAAAATCATCTATTGTTTTATCTATCCCATGTGTTTTTATATAGGTCACTATAGACAAATTTTTATTTTCCATTTTTCTTATTTTTATGATATTCTGAAATTTTATTTTTAGTTTCTTCGGTAACCACTCGTCCTTTTCTAGCTTCGCTTTGTCTTTTTTTAAATTCTAACGCTTTTTCAAAACCCATTATTTCTTCGTAAGTTTTACCTTTATTTGGGTTTTTATAATTTTCTTTAGCTTTAATTAAATTTTGTCTGTGTTCTTCAGTAAAAATTTTAGTTTTACCTTTATTTCCCTTACTAATTTTTTCTTTATGTTCGTCACTTAATTTAGAACCTTTTAATTTTGATTCTTTACCAATGTTACTTTCAGACATTTTTTTAGCCGTTTCTTTTGCCCAATCTTTTGTTTTACCTTTATGTGAATTACTAATTTTTTCTTTATGTTCTTCACTTAAAAATTTACCTTTATGAAACTTAGAAACATTTTCTCTTATAGTTTCTATATTAGGGTGATTACTTATGGTATCACCACCATCACCACCTTTAGCTATGTTATAACCGTTATGGTTTTCACTAATATATTTTTTTTCCAAATTGTTTAAACTATTAGCATTATCACATTCAGCTATAATTTCCCATTTGAATTTGTCAAAACCATATTTATTTATCGCCCTATAAAATAACGAATCTTTTTTTGTCGACGCTATTTTATGTGATTTTATTCTATTATCTAAAGATTTTTTAGTTTTACCAATATAATACTTTCCGTTTACTGTGTTTGTTGCTTTATAAATTATCATCTTAAATATTTTTATATAATGTTATTTATATATAAATACATTTAAATAATATTTTGTTCACGTAATCTATTAAAAGTTATTAACAAATTTCATATTTCAATAACACTTTGTGTTCGTATTCACGAGTTTTTAATTGAAACTCTTTAACAGCTTTTTCAAAACCGTTTTCTTTTATAAATTTTTGTATTTTTAACATAACATGTATTTTTTGTGCAAATATATGTGTTTATTTTAATGCACAAAATATTTGCGTTAATTAATCATTATCATCGTCATCATCTTGGTCAAAATTGATTTCATCCTCATCATCCAATTTACCTCTCTTAGCATCATCAATTAAACCATCAATCCCATCTAAGATGTTTTCATAAGTGTCAGCTTCAGCTTTTCTTCTGATAGCCATAATTTCAGGGTCATTGTTTTCTTCTAAAGATTCAACCAATTTTTTTGCTGAATACATTGAAACCAACTCACCAAATTTTGTAACGTCTTCGTCATCAAAACAAATCCCACCTAAGAAGATTATCATACTACCCAATTGAGCAATAATTAAATCATTTGATTCTCTACCCTCTTCAACTAAGGCTTTACCCATTTGTACAAATTTTGACGTAAGTTGAAGACGTCTTTCTGCGTTTTTCATATCTTAAAGTTTTTGCAAATATACTAATTAATTTCTATGGTTACAACTATTTTGTATAATAATGATGTGGTAATTGAACACCAACCCCATATTTTTTACCAATAGCTTCCAAACCAATTATAAAGTCATTGTCAAAATCCCACAAAAATTCATCGTAATCTATATCAAAATAAACAACATAAGAAGTTTTACCAGTAAAACCATACTGTTTATAAAGATGGTCAACGTTAAAAGTCATCCCCAACAGCTTATTATTAGCAGCATACTCTTTAACTTCGTTAGTTAAACTATCCAAATCAACATCCAATTGATAATCAACACCCAAATCCGTAAGTGATTCAGACACCATTTGATTGTATCTACCGAAGCTTCCGTTAATTAGAACTTCCATAGCCACCCATTTAACTACATGTGGTTCGTTATGGTTTATTTCACCAGAATACTTAGCCAAATAAGTGTAACCCATGTTACCATTTTTATGGATAGCAAAAACTAATTGTAAATTAAAAATATCCAAACCAGTTTCTTCTTTACATTCTCTTATTGCCGTTGTTGTAGGGTCATTGTCGTCTTCTGGGTCCATCTTACCTCCAGGTAATCCGAAATCAGAATGGTTGTCTTTTCTAGACACTCCAAGAATTAAACCTTCTTCGTTAATTAATACTACTTGCGCTGTTATCATAATATATTTTTTACAAAGATACAACATATTTTTATTATATGCAAATAAAAAAGGGTCTTTATGACCCTTTCTTAATTTCAGTAACTCTACCCTTAATGGCAAAGTTCTTTATTTTTTGCCATTTGGTGATATCATTCGACATCACTGGTTTTCCACCATCTGGGTTTATCGCAATTGTTATATGTGGAATCGCATTGGTTGATGGATAACCTTCAACCCTAACAGCCATAGCCATATCGCTAATCCCTATAGCTTCAACATACAAAGTAACTTCTTTACCTAAATCTTCTTGGTTTGGTACTGGTTTACCAAACACTATAGTCATGTGGTGCGCAATTACTTTCCAACCATCAGGTATCATACCCTCAATTCTTGACAACAAAGCTGCTCTAGACCCACCATCCAATACAACAGCAGAATACAAAATGTTTGATTCTTTGTACATGTCTTTTGATTCTAAAACGCTTTTAAGCGTTAATGGACCTTGACCCTTGTGTGATTCAATCATTGATTGTATTTTTTCAAGCGGTACACCATGAGTGTTTCTTTCAGCTAATTGCTCAGCTGTAAGACCAGCTGTACCTATATCCACAAACTTTATGTTGTTGTCAGCCAACCCCATTTCCAAAGCAGCCTTAATAGCGGCCTTTGATTCGTTTTGTTTGATGTTTGTGTTATCTAGGATAACTGGTGAAACACCTTCTTTTAACGAACCAACAACGTTTTTTAAATTGGTAGAGTGAGCTCTTGACAATGGTGTAAAGTCTTTAGATTCAAACATTAATTGAAAGAATTTGTTGTAATCACCTTGTGACTCTATAACAGCATCAGTTGAATGGATTACTCCTTCACCTACTAGTTCTTTGGCTTTTGTTGATTTACCCGAGCCTGGTATACCACGCATCACGATAAGCACTTGGTCTGGTCTTGAAACCGCAACCCCTAATGAATTCTTTAACATACCTTCTCTTAATATTGTTCTTATTTCTTTTTTCATGGTGCAAATATACTATTTATTTTTTAATTGCAAATTATTTTTCGTTTTTTTGTATAATAATTTTTTAGCGTTGGGTGTCAACGAGAAATTTGGTATCTCTTTCTCACACCATCTAAGATAGTTTGGTGTTGATTCAGCTATTTCACCAATAGTCTTACCCTTGTTCTTTCCAAACGTTAAAACATCATCAACATCCAATGGTTTATATGTTTTAGCTGGTTTAGATTTCTTTTTGTCTTCAGTCAACATTGGTTTGGAACCCTTAAGACCAACCATATGTAACATTATCTTAGCCTCATCCAAGGCATCAGCGCCAGCCCTATGTTCTTCAACATATGATTCACCATCTTTCATGAAGAACTGATTGTAAATTTCTTCTACTGAGGGTTTTTTTGTTTTACCGTTTTTATCTTTGTATTCAGAATACTGTGTTGCTGTATGCATAAGACACTTAACATCATCCATTTTAAAACCAGCTGCTTTTAAAAACCTAAGGTCAAATGCTTTATTATAAGCGGTCATTTTATATTTGTCAAATAACGATTGAATTTCTTCTCTGTAATCCTCTAAAGATTTTGCCTTTTCAACATCCTCAACTGTGAGTGTTGTATTTTGGAATATCCAAGCGTTCTTATGTTTATTTGAATTAAACTTATCATGTTTAATTACGTTATCAAATACCAATTCAATTTCTTTTGTTACAGTGTCAACTAACGCAATACCAATTTCTACTATTGCATCTGAGTTAACAAAAAATCCAGTTGTTTCAATGTCTACTACTAATAATTTCATAATTTTGTGTTAAACACAAAGATACTAATTTTATTTTATACTGTAAACAATTTTATTTATAATATGCGTCAAAACCATCCCAAGTAATACCATAATCAATAAGTACAATGGTATCAACTCCATTTCTTTTAACAAGACCATATGAATTTAATCTTTGTAAATCACCAACTGGTGTATCATAATTACCAATAAAACTAAACATATCGTATATAAATTCATTTTCCCACATAGCATCATATTTTTCTTGGTCTATGTTGGTGTTAAACCAACCTTTATTTGCCCTTTGTGGGTTTACACCTTTAAAATATTTATTTAAAGCAATACAGTAATCATCAAACGTAAAACCAACTATATCAAGAAAAATTTTAGGGGTTACTTTTCTGGCCAATTCCATTTCAACCCATAAATCATTATTGTCATAAGCAAATACTTGAGCTGTTATGTCTTTAATATCATGATAAGTTGAATAGGTTGCTTCAATATCGTTTTGGTTAAGACCCTTTTCATTCTTTGCTATTTTAAGCACTTTGGTATCATCAACCATATATACTATCCTAGACGAACCAGAAGATATTCTTTTAAGTCGTTCTTGACAATATTGTATTCTTTTTTTATAACTAGTTAATTTTGAAAATTCTTCCAAATCGAAATTAGATGGGTAATCCTCTTGCAAATAAGAATCAATTACTTCATAAACTAAATTCTCTGATAATTTTTGTTTAATAAAATCTTTCATATTTACACTTGTTTTCTATATTGAACGTAATTTCTTAAAACCCATACAACTACATTGTCAAAATCATCGTTCTCGTATAAGATACGACCACTCTTTGTGCTATAAACCGCCCAATCAGCATTCTCACCTCTTATTATTGGTATTATGTTTCTAGCTGTATTACCATAAAAAATAACTTGTGGTTCCTCATCACTATAATGCCATAATTCTATACCAGATGCTCTAAATATAACAGCTTCTTTACCATATTTAAAACCAGAACCACGATTGCTATGTGCATATCTATCATATTTTTCAACATCATAAGCAAAATTATAACCACCGTATTTTTTTTCAAATTCACCCAAATGCGTTGTTAGTGCTAATTTATCAATCTCATCAACACCATATTTAAAACCCTTTCTTGCAATACTTTGAGCGTCATCAGTAAAATGAATAAGCCATTGATTTTTAACTAATTTTGGATTATCAAAATACGCCCATGCTGGATAATCAGAGTCTGGAACATTTAATGTGTTTTGTTCAATTTCTCTAAATAACCATTCAGCAAATCTATTGTATAATTCTGGGTTTTTATCAAATAGAATATCTGATATTTCATATGTTTCACCCTCAATATCTGTTTCTATACCTTCTTCATCTAAGAACCTATCAAATTCATATGGATATTCATGTGGTAAATAAGACTTCTTTTGTTCATCTGACATAGAAAAATATCTCTTAAGAGATACCATGTCTTGATTGATATACTCTTTTAAAATATTTTCTCTAAGCAAATTTTTAATATATTTTTTCATTATCAATATTTTTAAATAAATATCTAGAAATAATGAATAAGACGTGGTGGAGAGTATGGGATTCGAACCCATGGGCCGAACTAACGACCACGGATTAGCAATCCGCTCCATTACCACTCTGGCAACTCTCCATAAATAAAATAACAATCCCGCCCTTGGGTCGTGACGGGCTACAAAGGGATTAGTGGAATTCCGTGTGTAAGTCACCACTGTACCAGTCCGTATCTACCTTGAATTTAATCAGTCACTGTTGGGAGGCTACCCCTATCAACACACCTAGTTTCTTTTCAGGAATATCTTGAAGGTGAAACAAACCTTGATTGCTATTTTATTTGTACCCCCACAGGGATTCGAACCCCGATTGGACATCTTAGAAGGATGTTGCATTTCCATTTATGCTATGGAGGCATATTGTTAGCCAAATGATACATATAAATTATAGATTTGGCTGATGTTAGTGACCCCACAGGGATTCGAACCCCAATTCTGGCATTCGTAGTGCCAAGTCCTATCCAGTTGAACGATAGGGCCAATTTTGTACCGAGTATGGGAGTCGAACCCATGTATTCATCTTTATGAGGGATGAACGTTTTCCTATAACCCTCGGCTTTTGTTTTTTTCTATTTTTGCTTTGATTCTAGCAATCTTTTCTGGACTTGGATTTCGGTCTACCGTATAGGTAACACCAATTTTATCCAAGTAATCATAAAGACGCTGCATATCAGCTTCACTTGTCTTTTCCATCTTCTTTTATTTTGCGGGGCCGATGGGATTCGAACCCATGTAAAAGGATTAACAGTCCTCCGTATTAGACCGCTGCTACGACAGCCCCTTGTTATTTCTTTCTTCTTCGTGTACTTCTCTGTGACAATTAGCACAAACTAAAATACATTTATCTAATTCTTTTTTTATTTTTTCCCAAGATGTACAATGACCTTTTCTGCTTATTAAAAAATCTTTTTCATTTGGGTCCATATGGTGAAACTCTAAAGCACCTATGTATTTATTATAACCACATCTCTGACATGAACCGCCTTTGTATTCAACTGCCATCTCTTTGACTTTTTGTCTTCTTTTTACAACGGCTTTAACAGCTTTTTCTTTCCTCTCTTCTTCGCTTAAATAGACTCTTTTATTTTCAGTATATTTAGTTACAGTTGAAGCTCCAATCCCGAAATGTTTAGCTGTTTCAGCTTTACTATGAGTTAAATAATACTCATTAATTTTAGAAATTAAACTGTCAGTTATAACCTTACCACCTAAACCATTATTGTTAATGTGATATGATACGGTGCTTTTAGCACAACCCAATTCTTTAACAATTTCATCAATTTTTAAACCTTTTTTTCTTAATTCTAATATTTTTTCTTTCATAATTTGTTTTTATTATAAATATAATAAATTCGAACAAAAAGTCAATAGATTAACAAAAAAATTTTCGCTCTGGCTGTAGGATTCGAACCTACGTTGAGGGTGTACCCTAGCAGATTAACAGTCTGCTGCCATCGTCCACTCGGCCAAACCAGAATTTTATATTTTTATCAATACACCGAGTACCACAATTACGGTGCGCCTCTGGTCCATTCGCCAGCGTTGCTGTTTTTACCCGTGGTTACACCATTTGATAGGGTGTGGTCCCCTCGGGACTCGAACCCGAAACCGTCGCGTTATGAGCGCGCTGCGCTAACCAATTGCGCCAGAGGACCTTATTTACGTTTTTCAACAATATACTTGATGTAATCTTCGTATCCATCATCATCGTCTTCATATTCATTTTCTTCTGGTTCAAAGTCTTCATCTAACATTTTATCCAGAACTTCAAAAGCTATTTTCATTACTTCTTGTTCTTTACCCTTCAATTGTGGGTTAGGAAGCAAAATGAACAATCCAACTATGGCTTCTACCAATCCTTTTTCATTTTCACTATATTGTCTTTTCATAGTTGGGTAGGTGGGATTCGAACCCACGTTTTCAACACCGCTACAAGTTATCCATCTTATCAGGATGGTCTGCGTACTACCCATTATTTAATTCTTCATGTATCTCTCTATGACAGTTTGCACACACCATGATACATTTATCTAATTCTGGTTTAATTTTTTCCCATGATAACACAGAATAAGAACCAATCCCAAAATCTTTTTCATTTGGGTCTAAATGGTGAAATTCTAATGCTGAATTACATCTATTATACCCACATTTTTCACAACAACCACCTTTGTATTGAATTGATTTTTCTTTTATATCATATCTATATCTTTTTACTCTAGCATAGTTTGCCGCTTTTCTATCTTCTTCTGTCATAAACGACTCTATTCGTTTATTATCAGTATGACGTGTAACTGTCGATTTTTTAATATTAAATTTAACCATACATTCTTCAATCGTATGGTTTTTATAGAATTTATTTAATTCTTCTATTTCACTTTTTGTTAATTTAACCCTTTGTTTACTAACAAAATTACCACCTAAATTATTATTGTTACAATGAAACGAAATTGTACTTTTTGAACAACCCAATGTTTCACTAATTTCATTATAATTTTTTCCTTCGTTTCTCAACTCTAGAATTTTTTCTTTTAAACTTGTAGTCATATCTATATCTTTTATATTTATAAATATACTACAAGTTCGATAAAAATCAATACTTATTAACTTTTTTTTGCTCTAACCAATTTCACCACACGCCTATGTTTTAGCACTACGCTCAGGACTCGAACCTGAAACCTTGGTTTTGGAGACCAAGATGATAGCCATTTCACCAGCGAAGTATAAAAGGGTGACTAAGGAGAATCGAACTCCCATTTCCAGAACCACAATCTAGCGTGTTAACCGTTACACTATAGCCACCATGTTTAATTTACAATCACCGCATTTTTGCGGCGATAATCGCCGCTATTCGCCGCATGTGTAAATTTTTGCGGAGGAGACAGGACTCGAACCTGCAACCCACTTTCGCGAGACTAGTTTTCAAGACTAGAGCGGTCAACCATTACGCTTTACTCCTCCAAATTATCGTCCGTTTTAATATCTACAAATATTACGGTGAACCCACCTTCTTTTTGAAATTTTAGCTCTCCGTGATATCCACTGGCATCTGCTATTTTTCTGTACTTGTCAACTATTAGGTTAAAGTCTTTAACTAAGTTGACACTTTTTTCAGTTCCTAATTTTCTTACTAATTCACCCATAGTTTTAAAATAAAAAACCCGACTAAGCTTTTAACTAGTCGGGTTGTGTATTGTTATATGTGTTTCTGAATTATACTTCAGTCCCACCTTGGCAATTAGACATACCCGACATTTGGTGACTATTGCGTCTCCAATTCGAAATCGATATCATATGTATGTTAATTGTTCTCATTTTGTTTTATTTTTGTATTTGTTTATAAATATATCCTTATTTTAAAAAGTTATGCAAATATACTAACTATTTTAATACAAGTCAAGTTTTTATTAATTTTTTTTCTATTTTTTTTATTTTTTTACCATTTTCAACATATGTTAACGTTATAACATATTCACCTTCAATCAATTTACCACCAAAAAAAACATTGCTATTATTAACATGTTGTTTTATATTAAAAACTTCCACAAAATGTTTTTCCTTTTTATAGTCTAGAATTATTTTAGAACACTTAATTTCAACTTCAACTTGTGATTTATTTTCATCTATATCACCAACCCTAACTATAAACTCTTTGTTTGTATAATCAACATTAAACGTAAATAATTCATTCTTTAGTTTTTGGGCTTTAATCGATAAAGAAAACATTAAAAAAGCAATAAAAAATACTTTCATGGTTTTTTGTTTTAAAATTAATAGTGCAAAGATATACATTTTTTTTTAATAAAAAAATGTTTTATGTTTTTTTTTTAAAAACCATAAAATGAAAAACCTTTTTTGTTGTAAATTCCTTTAATTTTTTGATTATTACTACCATTAATTATAACACTCCCCTCAGTATCTTTATCACTGGTTACAACTTTAATCGTTACAAAACCTAAATCACTTAAATCTAAAGTCTTTGGGGTGTGTAAGTCATATAAGTAAATAGGTTTATTGTTATTATACCTATCTATTAATATTTTTAAAGCATTATTATAATAAGTGTCGTTATCCGCTAAGGGTTGTGTCAATAAAGTTTTTAATTCATCTAAAGTACCTTCAAAAAGTTTAGTATTATTTCCCAATTCATTATCTTTAACAATTGCCATCGTTGTTGACACCAAATAATGTGGATGGTATTTGTCACCATCACCAAAAAAACCAGTACTGGTAATTAATTCACCTCTAGAATTGTATACTAATAAATTATCTGGATTCTTACCTGGGGAGATAACAATCGAATTAAAATAACCATTTAAATTACCACCAAAACTAGCAACAATGTTTATAGAAACACCTTGTTCTTTCGTAAACTTTTGAGAATCTTTTGAATCCAAACCACTAATATATTTGGTATCACCTATTTTAGTCGTGATATTTGACACAATTACTTTATTACCATATTTAGCTTCAATATATTCTTTAGCTTTTTCCGCTCTTTTTGTTGCTAATTCTTCATTTGTCATACCTGCTGGTGGTGTTACTAGGGAAGCTTTACCAACAATCTCAATAATTATTTGGTTAACACCTTTATCTTGATTAAGATACCTGTTAATAGTTCTAGAAACATCTAATTTTATATTATCCGATAACTCAACTTCAGCACTTTTATTTACAGAAGATATATTAATTGAGTTATCTATTTTTGATTGTGCTTGTGTATTAGTCATACCTAAAGCCATCAAACCACTTATTAAAGCAATTTTAGCATAATCAAATACCCCTTCAACTATTTTATTTTCATCAATAGAATCGTCTTTTAAAACTAATATTAACTTATTTATTACATTTTTAAGTTCATTTTCTAAATTTTCACCTGAATTTACTCTTTTTGTTAAATCATTAACCTTGTTTGTTAAATCATTAATCATTGAGTCTTTACCAATTTTTTCTTCAATGAATTTATTTTCTAATAAAATATTAGCTTTGTTAATAATGGATATTTTATTTTTTCTATTCATTTGTTAAAAATTGTTTGTTTTTCATTTTTTTTTTATGTTTGACTTAAAAAGTTATTCTAACACTAAAAATTTTACCATTTTTAGTTATTTCACCAACTTTAGCGTCTGGTTTTTCTTTTTTTAGTTTAGCTATGTCTTGTTTCAAATCATTTTTATCTGTAGACGTTAAAACTGTTGATTCGTTATTTTCCGTTATTTCAGCTTCGTCAACACGTTTAATAGAATTAAATGTCTTTGCAAAGTTTTCTAATATGGCTTTCTCTTTATCAGCTAGTATTTGTTTTCTGTCTGATTCTGTTAAAAATTGTTTCTTTTTCATTTGTTTGTATATTCTTTTATATAATGTAATTATTGTTTTTTATTTAAAATCATCAAAAAAACCGTTTGGTGGTAAATCATTATCTTTTCTAAAATTACCCAATTCAAAATTATGTCTGTCCATAAATTTTTCAAATTCTTCACTAAGATTACCATAACTTAAAGGATACATATTATCTATTAAAATTAAAACATCTTGATGGTATTCACCACCAAATTGAATTTCATCTTCTACACCCTCTTCCAATTTTATAATCACAAAATAAACACCATCTGGTGATTTGCGTAATGATGGGAAAACATAACCAATTTTCCCAGCGTTTTCAATTGAATATCTTTGTGTTATTGGTTGTTCATTCACTTCTTTTACTTTAACTCTTAATTTCAAATCACCGAATGTGTTTCCGTTATCTCTATAAAATTTTATTAAATCAATTTTTTTTAACTTTTCAATATCGTTACCAGCTGATAACAATACAACTTTATCAACTTCTGATAATTTATCAAAATCAGCAGTTTTTAATAAGTTATCTAAAGCTGTGTTGATATTTTCTTTTAAGAACCCTTTAGATTCTAAGTATCTTTGTTCAGATAGTAAATTAGCTTTTTTAATATTTTTAATTTTATCAAATTTTCTCATCTTTAATTTTATTTATAAATATCTAAATAAAATTAAAAAATTTCAGCAGTTATATAAACTTCACCAGTTGTTGCAACCAATTCTCTACGCTTAAGCCAATCATTTAAGTTATTAAGACCCTTAAACTGCTGACCCCAGATATAATCATATCCAAGTGTCCTTGGATAGTCTTTAAGTTTATTACCGTAACCTAACCCTCTTATTGATGAATCGATAAACAATAGAACACCTTCAACACCTCTTAAAACTTCATATTTTGGTGCATCGACATAATCGGTTAATTGAGTATCACCCAACAAATAAACACCTAATATTGTATCATCGTCTGTTACAAGCATCGCTGATATACCCCAATTTGTAACACCTTTTAAATAAAAATCATAACCTTGTCTGGACATTAAGTGTTTAAAATTTGGGTATGTAAAATCCAAAACATATTGGATTAAGTCTTCTGGGATTCCTTGTTTAATTTTCATCGGTTATTATTTCAAAAAATTGATATTGTCTTGGTGACCAAATGTGGTCTAGTTGTTCTTGTGTGTATTGTATTTGCCCAAGCCATGGGTCAAGTATATTGTATTTTTCATCATCAAATCCATTTACTATTATCCAATGTGGAACACCTTGTGTGATTGTTCTAACAATTGGAATGTTGTCTGAATCGATAACGCTTCTCAATAACATATATGGGTTAGGAGAGTGTGTGTATTCCACATATTTCATATCATACTTATCAAAACCTTTAATCATTCTTTCTGGTGGTGTTCCTACCACCCAATCAGTTCCGCAATCATCGGCTATTTCTTCTATGGGTTTTGTGATGTATACGTCAAAGGGTAAGTCGTTTGGTTTGTTGATTATGTAGTTTAGTGCCATGTAGATACATGTTGGTCCACATGTATTGCCAGTTGGTTGTTGTTTATAACTAATCGTAATCTTCTTCATCACCGTAATTGTCGTACATATCATCCATATCATCTTCATCATCAAAATCAGAATCATCTTCATCACCAATAACTTCTTCTAAGAACGCTTCATCAATAAATACTCCGAATGAGTCACCAAATAATTTTTTAAGTGATTTAGCTTCTTCATTTGTAATTTCTTTAAAATCAACTCTAGATAAGAAATCATCTCCACTTGAGAATTCTAATTCATCTTGACCCATGGCGTAAATAAAAGGCCATGTAATGCTCATCGCAGTTTCTTCAAAGCTTTCAACTTCTTTTTCTGTCATTACGGTAAAACCGTTAATTTCAATGTCATCTAACGTGTCGGTAAATGTTACTAAAAATTTTGCCATATTCTTTTTGTTTATACGAATAAATATACTAATACACTAAACGAAATCAATATTATTTTAATAATTTTTCAAAGTTAGCTGTTTCCATTTTTTGGATGGCTTTTCCCAACTCAGGACTTGGTTTCAAATCAAATTTTTCCATAGCCTCTGGTCCGCTAACGCTAAGTCTATATTGTTCAAAAGCGTTTAACAATTTTTCTGGTATGTTTTCTTTCTCACCAAATTCTCTAATTTGTTTATCAGAAACACCAGCAGTTTGTTGCATTTTTTTCAACAAGTATGCGGTATCAACACTCAATTTTAAGAATGAAATTAAAAACACAATCGCTTTTATTTCGTCTGCTGAGTATTTCAATTCATTTAATTTTCTTCTTAACAAATCAATTTCGTTATCTTTTAATAAACTAGCCAATTCAACAATGTAATTGTCAACTTTACCAGAGTTTCTCATGTATGATTTTTTATTCAATAACATGTTAGGTAACACCCATTTGAATAAGTCATATTTATCTAACATTTCCATGTATTTTTTAAATGACTTAGCTGAGATTAATCCTTTGATAAACTCATCTCTAATACGCTCACCAGAAATACCTTCAAGACTTGCATCTTTTTGTAATGCCATATCTGTTGCTGGGTCTAAATCAGAACCAAATCTACCAGCAAATCTAATCGCTCTTAGAATTCTAAGCCTATCTTCACCAAATCTATCTTCTGGGGCACCAACAGTTCTCACAACACCGTTTTTAAGGTCGTCTACACCACCTACAAGGTCAACTATTTCTTTTGTGTCTATATCATAGAACAAAGCGTTGATTGTAAGGTCACGTCTTTTTACATCACCATCTATATTTGTAAATTCAACACTGTCTGGTCTTCTACCAGAACCAATATCATTTCGAAACGTAGCTACTTCATATTCTCCTTGGTCAGTGAATACGTTGATAACACCAAAAGCTTTACCAGTTGGTAGGGTTCTGAACCCAGCATCTTGCATCATTTCTTCTACTTTGTCAGGAACAGCATCTGTAGCTAAATCAAAATCCTTAGGTGTTTTTCCTAATAGGGCATCGCGCACAGCTCCACCAACCACATATAATTTATATCCGTTTTTGGTGAACACCTTTTGGATTTCAATTATATCTGATGGTATTTGGAAGTCAAATTTAATTCTTTCTTCCATTGTAAGTCCTTCTCTAAGTATTTGTTTTATCTGTGTTTTCATTTTGCAAAGATACAATTTTATTTTTAAAAAACAAAAATTAATACATATTTTTACCTAACAAGCCTTCACGATACATTCTAGTTTTTAAATCTCGAACCCATCTGTTTCTATATTTTAAAGGTAAATTATTGTAAACAACTCTAATCGTTACTGACATATTCATCATTTCATTAAAAGTTAAATTATCCCAAACATCTTGATATTTTCTTTTTAATTGATGAATATTATGTATTTGTGCTTGTATTTCTAAAGTATCAGCATCAATTGGTATGTTATTTCTACCAACTTTTTTATTTTTTTTGATGAATTTATCAACAGCTCTTTTTATTCTATTGTTGTTAAACGTATCATCTAACCAATGTGTTAATTCATGATGTATAGAACCTTTGATTTTTTCTTCCGATAAATCTGATTTTATTTTTTTAGCATCATCCCATTCTAAATTATCTAAAGCTTTATCAAAATCATTATTGTTATCTTTTATAAATTCTAACGCTCTTTTAGATGCTGTAATTGAAATTGTTTTAGTGTTTGGGTTATAAATATTGTTGTCAAAGTTAATTAATATTTTACAAGGGTTTATTTCATTTGCTTTAACACATAATGGATTACTTAAAATACTAGTGCTTATAATTGTGTTATAAAACATACTATTATTTAATTTTCTAGTTTTAAGTAATGTATCTAAATCCTCAGCAAAAAAATTATCATAAATTAAATCTACATCATCGTCTATATTGTAAAGAGCTTCAGTTATCAAACCTTCTCTGAGTGTATTTTTTACTTCGTTTAAATCTAATGATAACTGGTTAGGGTCAACGAATTTTTGTTTTTTCTTTTTTTCTTTTGGTTTTTTTACTCCAAAGTTCATTACTTTCATTGCAGTTGGTAAATCAATTAGGTACTCTATGTATTCGTTAACACTTCTACCATAGTCCTCATCGTCATCATGAATATCTCTGTTTGACATAGTATAAAGTCTTTCATCACCAGTTTCACCATAATCTGAATAATCATATCTAAGTGGTTTTGTAAGGACATGCATAAACAATTCAGAATCTGAAGGCTCTGAAAAATCTATTATTATATAACAATATCCGTTAGTTGAATTCCTAGACCAATCTTCCCAATTAGTAGAACCACCTTTTCTATTATAAGTAAAACACCAAAGAGAATTACAACCAATTTCTTTTATCCCATTTGGACCAGAAACTTCAATAATCATTATGTTACCTTTATTATATTTAACTTTTAATTCGTCATAGTTTTCTTTATCATGTTTAAGTATTTGTCCTATTTGTTTTCTAGTTAAGTCAACACCACCAAGTAAGTTTTCTTTCTCTTGTACAAAATCCAATACATCATCAAGTGTTGTGTTGTTAGTAAACATCTTTCTTAATATGCTGTTTCTAGCTTCTTCGTTTCTATTATTCAACTGACTAATATGCGCATCAGCATGTTCTAAATCATCTCTATAACTATTCATTTGGGAGCTATCTCTTTCAGTTCTAATATCAGTTTTCATATTACGTTTAGCTATTGAAGGCCATTCATTAAAGATATTAAGTATTTTTTCACGCTGAATCAACCCTCTAATTAAATCATTTGTATCTTGAACACCATTGATGTTGAAACCTTTGATGGGGAATACATTTTTATCGTATTCTTTTAATTGGTTGTATATTGGTCTTAATTTTTGCAAATCAGGTGTACTCATCACATCATTTTCTGGTTTTTCAGTTTCTTGATGTTCTGGGTCTAATTGTTTAAGAGCCCATTCACCAGTTCTATGATTATTGGTTAACATCGTATAGTAGATGTCAGTCATTATTTTGGTATATGGGTCACCATTGGTGATACGTGTAATTATTTCTCTAACTCTAGGTGATAACTTCCCAGAATTGAAATAAACCTTATCAGCCAATTGTAAGTTTTCTCTAAGTAATTGTTTAATTAAATTCTTCATTTTTTTTAAAAGGGTTTGTTTCACTTATGTTATTTGCTTCGTAGTATAAATCCCAATCTAAAATAGATTCATTGGTTGTTCTAGCGTTTATTTTTTGCATTACATCTGACTGGTTATCATCTTTTGCCATAGCGTATAATTTATGAATTTTCTTTAATAACTTATCGGTTACGGTTTTAAAGTTTTTTTGTTCATAATTGAAGAACTGTTGATAATTATCAAATCGTTTTAAAGTGTCAACATAATCTTTAATTTCTTTTCTAGAAACCGAATCACCTTGTAATAACATAGCAACAAAAGGGTCATTTAATCTAGCAGCGGCTTTATAAGACTCAAATTTACGCTTTTGTATTAATTCATATGTAAGTTTCAATAAAAGACTAATTAAATCATCCTCAGATGAAGGTATTTTGTACCCAGCATCATCCAACACCTTAATTATCCTATCTTTGTGTTGTTTCAATTCATTTATCAACTCATCTAAAGAGAATGAATTTATCCTTTTTAGGTTTTGATACGTGTCATCAGTTTCCAAAAAATTTAAAAATTGTTTTTTGGTGATACCTACTTGTTCTATATTTGATGCTACTTCTGTTGCTCTAACTAAATTTTCAGCATTAGTAGTAAAATATAAATCATGTATAAATTGGTCCAAAGGTGGTATGTTTGTTCTCATATCGGTAAAAACACCATATTCACTATTTCTATGTATTTTAGACACTTTCTTTTTATACATATCGTAAGCATGTTTTAACTCATGAGTTAAAGCCATTGTTAATTTAATCTTTTCTTTAGCAAATTCTTCTAATACTTCTTCTACCGTTGTTGTTTTGTTTATTGCAATTTCAATGAATAGATAAACAGAGCCGTCTTTACCTACAGAAATATTTCTAAATAATTGAACATCAAACTCGCTTTTATTTCTAAAAGCCATACCATAAACTTTAGGTAAATTGTTGTCATGACGGTTTAATACTTTAGTATTTAATTTAAGTTTAACTTTATTAAACACAGCATCACCAACTTTATACTCACCAGTTATTTTAATTTTATTTGGAATATCAGTCATAAGCATATCTGCTGGTTGTTGGTTTAAATAATCTAAAACTTTATTATAAACTTCAACACCAACATTTGTTATATTGTCTGGCACACCTAATGCCTCTCTAAGTAATTGTTTAATCGTATCTTTCATACCTATAAATATTCAATAAAATAAAAAAGGGCCTCAGTGGCCCTAATTTATTACGCTACATGTAGCTTTTCAATTAAATCTTTTTTGTATTGTTCCATCACTCTCCAATTTACATCTGGAGCGTCCATTGACGCAACAATTTCTTTTAAACTATCAATGATAGGTTGTGTTTTTCTTTTAAGACTAACACTCATGTAACCTTGATTCAAAAACATAAGGTGTTTAAGACCATTCTTAGCGTTAGAACTTGACCAACCATCAATATTGACTTGGATGTTTATTCTATTAGGGGTTAAATCTTCATTTAATAATAAACCCATCCAATAGGTTTTACCATCTTTTGTTTTAACGTCAAAAAGTCTAAATACTACTTTTTTATCGTTTATTGTTTTTACAAACACGTGTTGTGCTGTTTTGTTTAAATATGTGTTCAATTCTTGTTGAACTTGTTCTTGTGTTTTCATTTGTTTTCTTTTTAAATTTATTATAATTGTTAGTAGTTGGACAAGTTGTCCAAGATAATGTCCAAGTTATAATAAACTTAATTCGGTGGTCTTGCTATCTACATCATAGTTTCTATGTTTTAAATTATTATTAGAGGTTTGGGGTGGATTCGAACCACCGTGCCAGTTCTTGCGGAACTGTACCTACCACTCGGTCACCAAACCATTTAATTAAGGGTAAATCGTTGCGACTACCCTATTGTTTATTTTTTCAATTTTCAATTTAGCTTTGAATTTAATAGAACCCTTTGTACTTGGATTGTCTGGTGTTTCTTTGGTAGAAAAACCTACACCAGATTCCATATCTACGTGGTCTACATAATATGTTTCACCCTTGGCTTTGATTACCCACATAGGTATACTAGGGTCTTGTAAAGACATTTTGTTAAAATGGAAAATGATTTCTGTTCTGGATTGAATATTAAGCATATTGAACCTCCTTTCCTAATAACGGACATGAACTTGTAAGTTTCTTAGCCGCGTCTGTTGGTTCAAAGGCTACCGCTGTAATCACGTTACCCAAATCTGGTTCACGGAAAATAGTGTGTTTGATACCCATAAAGATAGCTTTGGTAATCAATTTGATTAACGCTTCTTCATCAGCGACAGTTAATAATGCTAAATAATTTGATTTTGTTTGCCATTGTGACGCCACTTCTTGGTGGTCATGTTGAAAATCAATGGCTGCGTGACAAGCTTGTGTTGCTTGTGTACCTACTGGTAAATCTCTTCGTGTGACAACTCTTAATTTTTGATTGTTAATCTAAGTCATTTTTTCTATTTGTTTTTTGTTTATAAATATATCATTTTTCTAAAAAATGTAAAGTGTTTGTAGTTCTAATCGGACTCGAACCGATATTTCTCCGTTTTAGAGGCGGGCGTATTCACGTTAATACTATAGAACCTTATTGTGATACAAAGATACCACAACTTTTTTAATTGTGCAACTTTTTTTCTAATTTTTTTTCAAAAATTTTCCAAGTCTTAAAACTTTCTCTTTGAATTCTTCGAAAGTTCCATTGTTTTCAATGATGATATCAGCGCATGTTTTGTCAATATCAAATGATGAAGGGTCTTCCAACGGTAATCTTTCTGATGCGTCAACCCAAATGATTATATCAAACAACCCTTGGCGCATACACTCGTTTATTTCTTCTCTATCACGCATACCTACATAACAATCTGATTGTTCTAGTATACTCTTAGCTAATCTAGCTCTGTCGTCTTTGTTATAATCACAAATCAATTGTTTCCATTCAGCTCTGTGGTTTACTCTATCTTCGAAACATTCTTCTGGTGTTGTATAACCATACTTGTCTTTTAAGGTGTCATACAAGAAAATATCAGCAGCAGCTTGTGATGATGATTTGAACGTAAGACCATATTCCTCATTCATTATTTCAGCTAGGGTATCTTTGCCATGTCTGCAATGTCCTAATACCAGGATTCTGGTTTTTTTATTAATTTTATTCATATTTCCATTTATAATTTTTAGTCCCATTCTTCAAGTGTTTTATCTCTATTTTCAATTATACATCTTAACGCCAATTCAATATCACAATGATAATTCAATATTTGACCTTCCACTATCATACATGTGTTAACACCTAAAACTGTGTAAAAGTCTTCTTTATTAATGTTGAATTTTTCAAGTATTTCATCGGTTTCACTACCCATAAAACCATACTTGTGTTTTGTTGGGTAATTATAAATGAAATCTGAAAGATTTTCAGAGGTTAATTTATCTATCATTTTTTTTTATTAGAAGAAACCCTACCTTTCACAGTAGAGTTCTTGGTTTATTTAAGTTGGTTTAACACTGCTGTACTACCAACAACTTGTGGAACCCTTGGTGTGTTAGGGTTGATGTCAATCCATTTTAAGTATTCAACATACAACGGAGTGATTTCTTGTTTTCTAATTCTCATAGCTTCTGCTTGTGCTTTAGCCGCGATAATTGTTTGTTGTGCATCACCATTAGCAATAGCCACTTTCTTTCTAGCTTCAGCTTCAGCTGTAAGAGCTTTTTGGTCCTCAGCTTGTGCTTGTTGAATCGCTCTAGTTTTAGCTATAATTGTTTCTTGTAAGGATTGTGGTGGAACAATGTTTGTTCTTAATTGTGACACGGTAAACCATTTAGATAAACGCTTGTTACATTCAGTTTTAATCGCAGCTTCAAATTGTTCACGCTCGTTAAAGATTTTATCAACCTCCCATTTATTAGCAACGTCATTAATAGCACCAACTATGGCTGTTTGTAACCAACCTTGTTCTACTGATTTAATATCCAAACGTAAATTCTGGAACATATCACCAACAGCACCAGCTTTTAATGAATAGTTAAAACTTGGGTGAATTGTCGCTGGGAAACCACCTTTGGTTATAACTTGTTGTTTTTCATATCCAATAGTTTGTTGGAAAACTGGAAACTGATAAAGTTGTTCAGTCCATGTATTGAATACTACCCAACCAGTTTTGTATTCATACTTTGATACACCGCGTGCATCACCAGATAAGTTGACTTTGATACCTACGTTACCAGCATCGACCCTATCTAATTTGTAAGGTTGAGTAAAACCTAACGTAAGACCCAAAACTAATATTAGTATTGGTTTAATTAACCAAACACTATTAAATTCTGTTCCCCAGTTGGTTTGTTTTGTGCTCGATTCCCTTGTGGAAAGAGCGATTACTATCGCCATTATTAGCGATAAAACAATAATAATTGTTGAAATCATGGTTTTTATTTATTTAAATTGTTAATAATATACAAATAAGTCTTTTTAACTAACAATACAGTCATTGCTAATACAAAGATTAAGGATAAGAATTGAACAGAACCGTCTGTTGGTCTGCTAATCACATACTCGGAAATGTAATCTAACCCAACCACCCATAATATCCAAAAAATAACAATAATTAAAGGATTGTTTTTCATATTTAAAGATTTTTTTACAAAGATACCGATTTTTTTACTTATGTACAAATAAAAAAGGGTGAAAATTTCACCCTTTTTTTTTTATTACGATAGTAATTGTATTTTACCTCTTAATATGTCTTTTAGACTAGCGGTTTTATTGGTAATATGGTCTACGACAATACTATCTTTAACACGATAAGTCCTTCTTTTATCGGCACGACCACCTTCACCGATTTGCTCTTTTCTTTGTTCACTAGCTTCATTATCATGACCGCTTCTATAAAAATCGTTTACTCGTTTTTTTAATTCGACAAGAGCTTCTTCTTTATTTTTATGTTGGCATCTTCCGTTTCTTACAACTTTAATACCTGTTGCTTCATGAGTTACAATTACTGTAGAGTCAGTAGTGTTGCGGTGCTGCCCACCTGGACCAGTCCCTCTAGTTGTTTCTAAACGATATTCACTTGGATGTATCTCTACTTCTTTGTAATCGTTTTCTTGCATAAGTGCTACTGTTATTGAACTAGTGTGGACTCTTCCCTTACGTTCGGTTGGTGGGACTCTTTGCCACCTGTGGTTACCAATTTCGTTTTCGAAGATTTTTTTGACATTTTTACCAGTTAGTCATATGCTAACATAGCCATCTCTTTCTTCATCGGTTATTCATCCGATGTTATTAATGTTTGCTGCTTTGGTGTAAATGTCTTTCATTTCACACACCAATAGCTTTGCATCGGTCCCGCCCTCTGCACCACGAATTTCAAGTTTAATCTTTTCCATTGGTTTTGTGTTTTAAATTTGTTATTAATAAAAAAACCCATATTGCTATGGGTTTAGTTTTTTACAGAATAGTCTTTTTTGTATCCTAAACATTAAATTGCTGAATCTATTCTTCTAGTTGCGGAAGTAGGATTCGAACCTACAACACAGTGTTACTGCTCCTCTAGGTTATGAGCCTAGCATGTTACCATTTCCACCATTCCGCGATGTATTTTATTTTCTACCCTTAACCCAACCTTCGTTCAGATAAGTTTCAAGGTTTTCTTTTTTTATCTTTTTGTTAGCACCGTCTCTGGTTATCCAACACGTACCGTATTGACTATTTGTTTCACCAATACCAGTACCTTTTCTTTTTTCAGAGATTAAACGTTTAGATTCTTCAGCATGATTTTTACCAGTCCAATCTAGATTTTTTAATTTATTCTGTCTGTATTCTTCATTTTCCCAAGCTATTTTATTAACATGAGAATTGAATCTACTTAACCAGTTTTCATCACCACCGAACTTTTCTTTTAAAACTTCGTCAGTTTTTTTTCTACCAGCTTTAACACATTTAAACATATGTTCTTCATTGATAAAACCACCACCTTCACCACCAAGAGCCAAATTCATACATTTGGAATCTGAAATTAATTCTTTATTAACAATTTCTTTTTCTCTTTTAGCTAATTCTTCTCTATTTTCTAAAAATTCTAGAATCTCTTTTGTGTGATTTTCTTTACCGTATTTTCTAATAGAACGTCTTAATGTTTTACCACTACCTATATAACCATCTTCTAAGTTATACGTGCTATGCATTCCGATGTACCATCGTCCTGTTATATTACACGTTGTTTTATAAATGTAGTGTATGTTTTTTTCTTTTCTTGCCATTTCAATTTCTTTAATAATAAATATCTCAGAAAACTGAAAAGTACAAAAAAGTCTCCAGTAGCGGGGGCCCGACTCGAACGGACGACCTCAAGGTTATGAGCCTTGCGAGCTACCTACTGCTCTACCCCGCAATGTTAGTGCGGTAGGCTGGCTATGAACCAGCTATCCTAGAAAATGCTTTTTAAGGCAATCTTTCAGATAAAGACTTAACTTCTACCACTTTTGGTCAGAATCTCTTTTTTTCTGTGTTTTTTATCAAATTAAAAATAGAGTTTTAGTTTGCTGAAAAGATTCTTTAACCATATAAGTTATCTCAAGATGATAGTTCGCTTTGTTTTACGTGACTAACGTGCTCACGGTAGTAGATTTAAAGTGTCCTCACAACACTCCCAGTTTTTTTCACTTTCGTGTGACAATAGCGACTCATGGTATTTCAATGTTGTCAGTAATGTCCGATGGAGACTAGTTACTCCTTCTCATAGTTGTAGATATCTGTTTGCAGAAATCATCTTTTTAGATATGTTGTTTAAGAACGTATTGTAATAAATATATGCAAAGATACTAAAAGTTTTGACTCATGTCAAGTTTTTTTACAACTTTTTTTATTTTTTTTTATTTAAATCATATTTTTCCTCAGTTTCTTCTATAACAATATGTATTTTATGTGTTTTATCAATCGAATGAATCACGTTGATAACATCGTAATATTTATTATTAATGTAAATATATTCGTTTCTTTGTGGAATTGAGATTAATTTGATATTAGATTTTACAATTTCCCATTTACTATTTAGGAATGTGACAGTATATTTTTTATCGAAAAACATAATTAATATTTTTTTATAAGATATTTATAATTGTTATAACACTTCATTAAATAATTAGTACTATGAAAAACAAAGGATGTGGATGCAAACCACCTAAAAAATAAGGTATTGCATTAAAAAGTTAAACCCCTAGTAAGCGACAATTTACTAGGGGTTTTTATTTCAGTATGTTTTCGGTAAAATTAACTGAATCTTTTTAAAGAGAGGAGCTGACGGGAATCGAACCCGCGTCTTGAGTATTCTTCAAATGTTTTCTACATGTTTAGCTACAATTTTTCTTCTAGCGCCAGAATATATTATCGATGGCATCCAATAATAAAGATGAATGGTGTACCATTATTTAGTGAATTATCACTATCAAGTGGATTACCACTATTTGCAGTTTTAAGCTACTGCTAACTCTCCGTTAGAAACCATTACAGCTTCATCAAGGAAATTTTCAGATACGATAAAATCGTTGTCAATTCAATGTTTAATAGACAGATTAAAGTGCTTCCAATCTAGCACTACATGCTTACAGTTTACGACTATACCCAATCAAAACCAACCAACCCCATATTTTTCTAAGAACTTGTGATTTATAAATATGCGGGCACACATTAAAAAACCCGCATATCCTAAATCTTTTTACAAATATACTAACATTTTTTATAAAATGCAAGTTTATTTATAATTATTTTTTCTTTTTGTTTGTTATAACACCATCAACAATACCATAAGCCAACGCTTCTTCACCATTCATCCAAAAATCTCTTTCAGCATCTTTAAGAACTTGTTCTGGTGTTTTGTCAGTAAATTCTCCAAGCATGTTAAATAATGTTGTGTTATATTTTTCACCCTCAGCGATTGAACGTCTGATATCTTGAATGTTACCTTGGGCACCTGTTGATACTTGGTGTAACATTACTCTACTATTTGGTAATGTGAAGCGTTTACCTTTGGTACCAGCACCTAATAAGATACTACCCATACTTGCAGCCATACCAGTGTTTACTGTAATGATATCAGATGAAACATAGTTCATTACATCAACGATTGAAAGACCTGATTTTACTGACCCACCTGGTGTATCAACATGTAATGTAACATCCTTAACTTCTAAATTGTCTAAGAACATTAACTGTGCTTGAACAACAGTACTCATTCTATCGTTAACAGGTCCAGCTAACCAAATGATTCTATCCATCATAAGTCTGGAAAAAATATCCATTTGTGTAACACGCAATTCTCTTTCTTCTAAGATGTAAGGTGTTAGTGAAGCTGATGGACCATATATTCTAGTTTGAACATCTTCCCATGCTTGAAATTGACATGAGCTAATACCCATGTGTTTGATAGCGTAATCTTTAAATTCTTGTGCGTAATTCATTTTATTTAATTTTGTAGTTTACTAATAAAAATTGGTGTGTAGTCACCCATCCAAGCTCCTTGGATATTAAAATAAAAATATTCGTAAGCCATACTAATTTGAACTTCTTCAATTGATTGACCATCCGTAATGTCGTCAATATCAACTTCCATGTCTTTAGCAAGTATTTCGATTATTTTTTCTACGTCATAGGCAACAACAGGGCCGAGATTTATTCTCTCGGCCATGCCTATAATAGCTTCGTCAAACCCATCAACTAATAACGCTTCTGGGTTTATTTCAGCAATCTGTTCTTTGAACATTACTCAGCGTTTTCTGCCTCTGTTTGTTTTTCTGATTCGAA